ACAAACGACGCCGAAGGTTGGCTTGAGAATTGGCTCCAGCAACTTGTGATCATATTCGACCGCCTCGCCACCCTGCTTGCGCTTCCAATAGCTGTCCATCATGCCCGACTCCATCGGGCCTGGTCGATACAGCGCCGTCGCCGCGGTGATGTCGTCGAAGCTCATGTCGCCATCACGACCCAGCTCCTTCAGCAGTCGCCTCATACCTCCGCTCTCGAACTGGAAGACGCCGGTTGTCTTACCCTTGGCGAACAGCTCCAGCACCTCGATGTCATCGAGCGGGATGCGCTCCAGATTGACGCGGCGCCCGTGTCGCTCCTTGATGTAGGAGCAAGTCAGGTCGATCAGATCGAGCGTGGACAGACCCAAGATGTCCATCTTGATCAGCCCCTCGTCTTCGACCAGGCGCTTGTCCCAGTTGACGGTGCCTTCGCCGCCCTTGTGACGATCGACGAAGGCGCGATCGGTCAGGTCACAGCCGGCGACGACGATGCCGGCGGCGTGCTGTCCAAGATTACGCGTCGTGCCTTCGAGCTGAAGGCACAGTTTCCAGACATGCGGATAATCGAGACTGAAGGTCTTGATTTCATGCACCGCCTCGGCCGAGGGCTCCAGTTTAACGATGGCGCCGTGCGCCTTTGGGGCGTATTTCGAGCAGCGATAGGCGTCCTCCGGCAGCGCGAATGCGCGCGACACATCCTTGATCGACGACGCGGTGCCGAGCGCCATGTAATTGGCGACGCCGGCGACGCGATCGGCGCCATATTTCGCGGTCAGATACTCGACTACTTCGTGTCGCCTTGCCGACATAAAGTCCAAGTCAGCATCGGGAAGATCAAGGCGATCAGGATTGATGAAGCGTTCGAAAAGCAAACCAAACCGGATAGGATCGCAGTCAGTAATTCCCATGAGATAAGCAACCAGACTGCCGCCGACGGAGCCACGACCAGGACCAACCAGAATTCCATTCGACTTAGCAAACTGGACGACATCTTGAACGAGTAGGAAATAGCCTGAGAAATTGAGCCTTTGGAGGACTCCAAGTTCGTATTTGAGGCGAGGCGTATAGACATCGGCGAGTTCTTCCTTGGTTGGCTTGTGACCGAACACCTGCGAGGTGAAGCGCTCGGCCCAGCCTTTCTTACAAGCCGCGACAACCGCGGCGAATTCATTCTCGGCCATCTTTGGTAGACAAGGCGCCTGCTTCGACCATTCGTAAGTGACCATATCGACCAGCTTATCGGTGTTCTCCCATCCGGAAACGAAAGCCTCGGCTGCTCTAACTACTGCGACGCCCCGGCGCTCGACCAGTCGCTTCGTCGCCGCGAGATATTCTTGCTTAAATTCTTCCTCGGTCTTGGCGCTGAAATCCTTGATGTAAGGCTGCTTGTGCCACATCTGCTCGACGGTCACATTGCCGGTGCTGGTGATGGCGCCCATGATCTCGCACGCCTTATCCTCGCCCTCGCTGTAGAGCACGGGTCGCGTCACCAGGAACGGCAGATCGAGCGCCTGTCCGATTTCGATCGCCTTGGCGTTAAGCGTGTCGTAAAGCGGCGTGTCGATCGGCGAGAGCGTCAAAAAGACATTAGAGCGCGCTAGAGCGTCGGAACAGCGCGAGAGTATCGACAGCGCGTCTTTGTGATGCAAGACACTGTGAGCGTCGCTAGACGCGAGCGCAACGTCTTCCGGCGTGACGCTCGCGAGTGCTGCGTAAAGATCGTCGAAGCCCAGTTTCGCGCTGAAATAGAAGCGCTCCTGCGACGAAGCAATGGTCAGCAATCGGTAGAGCGCCCGGAGCCCCTTCTCGGACAGCGCATACCAGGTGATGAAGTATTCCGGCGGCTGCTTCTTATTCTCTTTGGTCTTGCGCCACGCCGGATCGTCAACCAGGCGCAGCCTGGCCCCAATGATCGGCTTGATACCCGCCTTCTTGGCGCGCTTTGAAAAATCCACATTTCCAGTAACGGACATGGTGTCGGTGAGCGCAACGGCTGTCGCGCCCACCTTTAGCGCATCCTCGATCAGCCGCTCCGGCGAGAGAATCGATTCTCCGATTGAAAACGACGAACGGGCCGCGAGGATGGCGTGCATTATTCAGTCTCCTTTAACTTGTTGATCGCGTCTGCGGCAGCTTCAATAGTATCGAATGTTCCTAGATAAACTTGATCACCTCTAAATTGAATTCTAGCCTTAAATTTACCTTTATATGGATAGATTCCCTTAATACCAGAAACGCCTAAGTTTGTTCGTCTATTATTACATTGCTCCTTCTGCGTCGCCCATCGACAATTACCAGGCTCGTAGTTTCCACTATTCTCTTTTCGGTCCAGCGTCATACCGATAGGACGCTCACCCATGTCGGCTAGGAAATTCTCAAAACTATTCCAGCGCTCGCATATCGTAATGCCGCGACCGCCATAATACTTAAATTTATCGTGTTTTGAATTCGTGACTCTAGTTCTCATGGATAACCAACTATTATAAGTTGGCCTATTAAAGTCCTTTCTACTATGACCATGCGTCACGCGCTTCTCAGCCTGTAATTTTCTAGCCTGACACCCACATGATGTGGAGTGATGTCTCTTTAAATCTTGAGATGTCACACGCGACGTAGCGCTACAATCACATTTGCAGTGCCATGCCGCGTGTGGCCCCTTCGAGCCGTCGCGTCTTTCAACCGTGAGAAAGCCAAAACGCATTCCCGTTAGGTCTACGAAGCGATGGCTTGAAGAGGAAGTCGTCATGATTCCAACGACTTCCAGTGAGTGATCAGCGCCGACAGAATGCGCTCGTTGGTGGCGACGATGTGCCGCTCGATGTTCTCCAGCTGGGCGCGCTCGCGCAGCGTCGGAATACCCTCGACGAACAATCGCGCCGTGCCCTTGCTGCCGTCATTGGCGACGTAATCATACCAAACGGCGGTCACGAAGCCCGGTCGCGGCTGCGGCGCCGGTTGAGGAGCTGGCTCGGCTTGCTTGGGAGCCTGGTCGGCCGTCTTGTGGGTTTCGACAGCAGCGGGTTGCGTCTCGACAGCCACGTCCGGAGCATCCGTCTGAGCCGTGCCAGCGTCGTTGAAGGCTTCATTGTCCATTTTGTGTCCTCAGTTTAAGGCGACCATTTTGTTCACTTGCCACTCCGAGCGCACAGAAGGCTTGGAATGCTTGCAGCGCGTGGGAGATCGCCGTTCCCTCGCTCCAACTGAATTTCTTTTGATAGGCTTCGACCAGCATCTTTCGCTCTATCCCAATCGGACAGCGCAGCAGCAGATGCGTGGCGAGCGCCATGAACATCATGCCGGTCATCGCGCCGGTGAACGGATTTTCTCCATCGCTAATAACGCCGCGAACATCGATGCCCAGCTTCTCGATTCGCTCCAGCAGCGTCTCGACCTTCTTCGGCACCTCCGGGCGCGCCCTCGCCGCCGGCGCTTTAACCGGCTTCTGCGGCAGTCCAAACTTCTCGGCCAGCATCGCAGCGCGCATCGCCGACGCCGGCGCGCAGCCGATGTTGAACTCGCAGGAGATGCACTCCGGCGCCTTCGCCTTGAATGTGAGCGCGCTGCCGAAACAACCTGGCGCTCCTTTAACATCTGGACAGGTCACGCTCCCGTAGCTCATTTAATCCTCGCGAATTTACCGTGAAGTTCTACGGCCGCTTCGTCGCGGGCGCTACGCGCGCTTTCGAGCGTAATAAATGATCCTAAATTTATTAGCGTTCCATCTTTCGATATTCTTGCGATATATTTTCCTCTGTTTGAGAGCATAACACCTTTAACTCCTAATTTATTATTCTTTTGAACCGGCCTATTCATTTGATTTTCACTCTGAGTAGAGTCCCTAAGATTATTCCAACTATTATCATCCTTTATTAAATTCTCGTGATCCACTTGACCTAAAGGCCACTCACCTGTCATATAAAATACAGCCAATCTATTGGCTCTGTAATTTTTACCATCCATCCATATGAGACGGTATCCCTTACTACCGTATGTTCCGGCAACATCATTCTTACGAACAGCGCCGCGATCTACAAGCCAACGCCAAACGCCTGTATCCGGATCATACGTAAGAAGCTCTTTGAGCCGTGAATGTGAGATGTCTGGTGCAGTCATTATTTACTGTCGCCCGCGTTTGAGAAAAGCCAGACGCTTGGTGATTTGTTTGTTGATCACGCCGCGCTCGGCGGCGTCGGCCTGCATGAAGTCGAACACCAGCGCCGCGGTGATTGTCGTCGGCGCCGAGCGAGCGTAGCCACGTTCGCGACTGCGCGCCGCGAGAGATTGAACAGCCGCCAGCTCCTCGACTAACTCGCGCGGCGGCGATTGCAACAGCTCCAGAAACAATCTGGCGCGATCATCGATGCCGGCGAGCAGCGCCTGGTGGAACTGTTGCTCGATCATCGTCTGGTCGCTCGGCGCGACTGTCTTATCCGACACCGCTAAGGTCTCGAACTCGATCACCGTCGTGTTCAGATCCTCGATCAACTCATGTTCGACCACGCGATTGATGTGACGAAACAAGCCGGTGCGCAGATAGGCGAGAAACGGCACGCCGGTCATCGGATCGTATTTGTCGCGCGCGACGCAATAAGCGACCATCAGCTCCGACGTGATGTCCTCGCGGCCGAGGTTTCGACCTCCCGCCGCGCGCACGCGGCGAAACACCCTGTAGGCGATCGAATTGATCAGCTTGCGACAATCTTCCAGAGTGCTGGAGGATTCGTCTTTCGGTTGAACGAAAGGTATGTCGCTCATCCGAATGTCCTTTGCGCGAACTGGTCTATAACTTCCCTGTCCACCCGCGTCAGACGCGCCATGAAGCCGATCATCAGTCCAGAGCGCCAGTCGGAGCCGCGCACCCGACCGAGCTTGGCGCAGGTGATCATCTCGCGCGGACTGATGGTCATACCGATCTTGCCGCCGGCGAAGGCGTCGCGCACGCTCTTGGCGAACTCGACGAACTTGGTGGCGATATCGCTATCGACGCCGGCCTTGCCCATCAAGATCATCTTTTCGATCTTCGCCGCCATGTAACTCATTTCGACCGTGATGCCGAAGCGCGAGTAGTTGGCGGCGTTCTGGATCATCGTGCCTTGATAGAGCCCGGTCTCGTCGCCGGCGCCGTTGGTGTTGCCGGTCGCGACGAAGCGAAAGTTCGGATGCGGCCGCACGACACGAAACTCGGGCGGCGCCTCCTTGATGATCAGCGGCTTGCCTTCGAGCACCGGCTGGTAGACCGCCGTCACGTTCGGATTGGCGAAGTCGTATTCGTCGGCGCAATAGGTCATGCCGGTCAGCATCGCTTCGACCAGCGGCCTGTTCTGCCACTCGGTCGCGCCGTCGCGCACGACATACTGCCCGACCAAATGCGACTCTTCGGTGTTGGCGGTGTGTTGCACACGCATGAAGGCGCGCTTGGTGCGAGCGCAGAATTGCTCGAAGATGGTGGTCTTGCCGGTGCCGTGCATTCCCCAGCACAGCATCGGCAGACTGAGTTCGAAGCCCATCAGGAAGGTCTTCAAAACCTCGATGTCGAACACGTAGTCCATATCGACATCCGGCACGAACGGCGCGAGCCGCTCGGTTAAGCTCTCTTCCGAGAACACCGAGACCATGATGTCTTCGCCGCGCGCGTTCTTTGTCGCCGCGACTTTACCAAGCCCAAAGATACTGGCGAGCGCCTGCTTGCCGAGCGCGACATTGATCGTCGCGGCAGAAGCCTCGGTCTTCTTACTGGCGACGCGCGCATCGACCAACTTTTGAGCGTAGTCGGATATAATCGGCGCGCCCGGATAGGTTTCCTTGTAGCGCTCGATCGTCCAGTCGGGGTGATTTTGACGCAAGTGAACGGCGATCGCGTGACATTCCGCGTCATCGATCAGGCACTTGATTTTACGGCTCGCTTCGTCGGCCATCTGCTTCTCTCGCCTTCTCTGTGTGTTTCACTGTCATTTTGTAACGCGCGCTAAAACGGGTTGCAAGTCAATTCTGACTGACCTACAACGACCCGTTAAACGATCTTTAGGGCGAGTTTCACCAGCGCCCGAACCAGATCGGCGTTCTGGTTGCGCAGGTTAATAATCACATCGTCGAGAACGGCGATTTTATCTGCAAGTTGTTGACCGGCGTTAAGGACACGTTTGTTTGTATTATCACGGCGCTCAATATCGGCTTGCGCGTAAGCTAGATCATTCAGCGCCTTGATTTTGGCCGTTCTTTCGATACCGAGCAGTTGACGTAATTCTTCCTGGTGAGACTCGGCGGTTCGACGAGCCTTGATCTCCGCTTCCAGCTCCCGACGCGCATCGTCAAGATCCTTTTGGGGCGCGTCAGCGCGCTGGCGGGTGTTGAGACGCCTGATTTTCACGGCGGCGGTTTTCACCGCGTCGATCTTGCTGGTTTTCTTAGCCACTTGTTTTCTCCTTAGACTTTGATGAGGATTTTCTTCAACTCGCCCATGACGGCGCCGGGCAGGTCTTCCAGTTTCTTTAGGACGACATGCTTCGGATAATAATGCTTCACCGCGTCATCCATGATGCCGATACCGATCGTCTCTACACCCATCTTCTCGGCCATTTCAACGGCGTGCTTGCAGTGACGTTTCGCCAGACCACCACCACCCGATCCGTAAAACGCCGGCTCGCCATCCGACAGCACGATCAGAATCTTGCGACGCTCCGGTCGCTTCAACAGCCGCTGTGTCGCCACCTCGATCGACTCGCCATCGACATTGTTGCGCAGGCTAATATTATCCTCGGCCGCGGCGAAGCGCTTCTTGACCGTCGTATTGACGCGCTCATTCCAACCCTTGAAGATTGGCATGTTAAGCGGCTCGACGCGCGAGAACCTATCGCCGATGCGTTTGGTCTCGACCTCGATCTCCTTGTAATAATCCTTGCTGCCGTCGGTGGTGGTGAAGCCCAGCACCTCATGCGGCACCTTGATGCGATCCAGCGTCATTGACAGCGCGTAGCCGGCGGCGATGGCGGTTTCGAATTTCGAGCCGTCCATTGAGCCGGAGCAATCGATCAGCAGCGTCACCGCCGTTTCGACCGCCTTGATTTCCAGCTTGCGCCTGAAAATACGATCGTCGCCGGTGGTCAGCTTGAACAGTCCGGCGCCGTGCATCTTGCCGGAACGATAGCCCGGAATTTTCAAGGTCTGCGAGCGCGCCGCCATCAAGCGCTCGATGTCCTTTTGCATCGGGCCGACCATATGTGCGGTCTTGTCGTCGAGGTCGGTCAGCCACTTGTCTTTATAGGACGACAGATCGACCTCAAGCGGCTCGACCTTATCAAAGTCCTTGGTGTAGATGGTATATTCGGTCGCGCGCATCGCTTCAAGCGCGGCGTCGCCGATCTCCTCGCCCAAACCGCCCTCGAATGTGTCTTTCTCGGACAGTTCGACCGGCTCGTCGAACGGACTTTCGTGCGACGGCTCTGACGGTCCGTCTTCAGGCGCGACGCCGCTCGGTTCGCCGTCTTCAGGCGAAGACTCGCCTACACCTTCGTCGGCGTCTGCGGATTCATCGCTGGATCTTTCATCAGGTTCGCTCTCATCGGCAGGTTCGTCTTCGGCTTCTGGCTCACCGGAAGGACCGGCGACGCCATCGTCTTCGTCGCCGTCGGGCTCCGGTTCGTCTGCTGCGTCGGCGCCGTCCTCACCAGCGGGCTCGTCGTCGGGCTCGGCTTCGGGGGTAGGGGTTTCATCGGGCTCGCCATCTTCAGATTCTCCAGCTTCCTCGCCTTCCGGCGCAGGTTCTTCACTTGAGGCATCATACTCTTTTTCTTCGGATTCGTCCTCGCTCTCGCCGCCCGATCCTTTATCTTCTTCGTCCTCGGGCTTCTCGACCGCCTCGCCGACGCCATCCGGATCGTCGCTTTTCTCGCTCTCGCCAGGCTTGCTCTTGGGGGCGCCCGCCTTATCCTCGGGCTCCTCTTCCTCTTCGTCTTCCGGCGGCTCCTCTTCCGGTTTCGGCGGCGGCGTCATGATGTCGTAAAACACCTGCGCCACTTCGAGCGCCTCGACCGAATTTTTGATCGTCTTGCACTTGGCGATCGTCTCCGGCGCCTCGCGCATCACCGCATCGACGAAGCCCTTGACCAGCGGATGATCCCAGTGACCGCCGGCGGTCAGAAATTCATCGAAGCGTTTTTGTCCAGCCCAGGCGCGAACGATCGGCACCAGCAGCACCTTGAATTCGTTCACCGGCGTGCCCTTGACGCCCTTATCGAGCAGCGCCGGCTTAGTGACGCGCTCAATAAAGAATTCATGCAGACGGTCGAGATTGTAGGCCGAGCCTGGAAACTTCTTGGACATCGCGCGCTCGACGTAGGTGTCCTCGACGATGTTATCGAGACTATCGAGCCGCGGATTGTCCATGATCGAGACGCGCAGCGAAAACTCGGTGAACAAAATGTGTCCCACCTCGTGATCGATGAAACCCTGAATCGCCATGATCATATCGTCACTGGCGTTGTCGGCGATGTGTGGAATGTTGACGCGAATTGACTTTAGCGTTTTGACATCGGTTCGCACATAGGCTTGCGTGCCGCGCTGCGTCACGACAAGTCCCTGTCCCGCGAGAAGCTGCGTCAACTTGCCAACAGTTTCACGCAGGACAAGAATATCTCTATTAATGACCGATCGACCTCTCATAGATGTTCTCTCTAGTTGTTAATTCAGCGTTGAATTACACTACTGAGATATTGAGAGGTTAGCAACTGGGAAGATTAGACAGGTGCCATACATGGGAACGACGATATGAACGTAGCCATGCGTGGGATGAATGCCGGAGTGTAACTCGATCGCATCCAAATCTTGACTTACCTTGTCCGTCAGAACGGTGATTTCACTTAGGACATGATCACGGGAAACCTTTATAATACCCGTAATGTTCTGGCAGAGAGCTGTCATGTTTACGTCTTTCATACGAGTTTAATGGCCACATGATGTCAAATTGTAGAGACCAAGCCCGAGCTGACGCCTCGAACCAGTTAGCGGCCTGAGTAGTTTCCGAACCTTGCTTATCCAACGAACGGTTAATAGCGCATTCGGTATGAGATGCAACTTAAACGGCACGTTGTAATTTTGTCACACAACATAATAATCGATACGCACCTACAATGCAGCGTTGACTTGTTTTAGGCGATCAATTAAAGGCGCCACAAAAGGGCGCCTTTAATCTAATGTTTTTCGGAGAAAAGCGCCTTCAGTCCGGCCTTCAGCTCCTTCGTCATCGGTGGATCGCCGTTGTCGGTCAGCTTGCGAATTTCCTTGATGATAAGGCTCTCGTTTTCCGAGACGACATGTCCGAACACCTCCTGAATGACCGCGTGCAAGCCGGGCCAATATTGCTCGACCGCCATTCTGAACAGGTGCGCCGGATCGACCTCAAGCGACTTCGCCAGCAACGGGATTTTCTCAAGCGGAATTTTCGTTTCGCCCCGCTTGAACATGGAAATCATATTGGGCTTGTCATATCCAATCTCCGTCGCGATCTCGCGCTGGTTCTTTCGAGCGGCAAGCTGGTCAATTCGTTTCGATAAAAAAAGAGCAATACGTGATTCGGCGAATGGCATTCCCGGTCGTGAGACAGGCTTTGCTGACATGGCGCTCTCGGTGTTAGTCATTTCATTCCTCGTTCTACCTCATATTCGCATTAATTTATTCACTCGACACACTCTATTTATAGCGTGAAAATTAAGGCTAACGCGCTGTTTGAACGATTTCAGCGCGGATACTAAATGGGCATATTCGCGCGCTAAGTCAATAGCGATTTAGCGGAGTCAACTCATGTTTTCCTTAGGCTTCACAGTTTCATATCGAGCCAATTAGTTCCATAATGAATATTATGCGAACTGGCATTTCTTGTTTTAATTGAATGCCTTAGCTTCAATAAGGCGATTTCCAAAGGCGTTACCGCGGGTTCGATTAAGGAATAATTTATATCTTGATTCATGGTTCCTCCCTGAATTTCGGTATCAGAAGATTTAGCGATCGTCGCCGACTTAGGGTCGATTATTTTATAGGCGTTACTGGTTCGAAACAGGCGCACGCGACCCTCGGCGCGAACGCGGATGATGCGATTGACCCAGGTGAGTAGTCCGGCGGCTTCTAGCGTCTTGATGGCCTGTTGCACTGTTGAGACGGCGCAGCCCGCGGCCTCTGCGATCGCTTGGTGAGATGGGAAGCAAAGACCGGACCTGGCGTTGTGGAAGCGCCACAGCAGCGCGTCGAGCACGTCGAGCGCCTTGGCGGTGATGACGCCGTAGTGCTTGCCCTTTTGCGTGCGGCGGCTGAGCGCGCGGGCGCGCACCTTGATGCGCAGCTTCGCCTCGCGGTCGAGCGGCAAAGGTCTCCCGTGACCGAACACCTTGTCGCGGCGCCGGCCTGAATTCAAAACGAACATGACGTTTCTCCGGATCGATTGCTCGACCCGCCCGAAAACGGCCAAAACTCTCCCGTTAGCGAAAACGAGGTTTCGCTTGACAGAAAGGGGTGATTCGGGGGAAAGTCGTGATCGCCAAATCATTCGACTTTCAGGTGTGTCTTGGTCTTCCCCGAACCGCCCGTGTGAAGGCCCGCCTCTCAGGCGGGTTTTTGCATTTAAGGTCTCTCCTGTGAATCAGTCAGCAAAGGCTGATTGATTTTTCGATTCGTGTCGAGAGATAAAAAAAATTAGGCGTTAGCGAACTCTCCCTGAATGTCGCGCATCGCTAAATCGCGCATCTCCAGGGCTATTTCTAATTTTTCAAATGTTCCTAAATGAATGGTGTCGCCGTTAAAACCTATGGATACGTAATATTTACCGTTTGGCGCTTTGCTAATGTATTTCAGTCCTAGCTTATTACGACTACTGACGGGCTTATTCATTTCATTTTGTGATCGCGTTGCGTCGCGAAGATTACTCCAGCAATCATTCGTATGATTCGTATCACGATGATCCGCTTCATTTTCGGGCCACTTACCGATCATGTAGAGAAATGCGAGGCGAGCGGCTCCGTAGGTTCTACCATCAACGGAGATTTGACGATAACCATCCTTGCCGTTCGAACCAGCTACTGCACCGGCCTTGATCTTTCGACCCCTCGCTATAATCCAGCGCCACTCACCTGTAAGCGGATCGTAAGATAGAAGCTCTTTAAGACGCTCTTGAGTAAGCATGACTCTCCTCGTGAAAAGAAAAAAAAGGGGAGTAAGCGACACCCAAAGGGCTGCTTACTCCCCACACACAGAGAAAGGAGACACGACATGAGACCAAACGGGGCCACGTCATGAGATTACAGGTCAGGCGCGCATAAGTCAATAGTGCCTTACGCCGCGGCTGTCAATTCATTCACGCGACGTAACTGCTCGGGCGTTAGCTGTTCAATTCGACGCCTTCTCTTCTAGGTCTTCTATAGTATCACGAAACCCTGAAAACCTAGGATGTCTTAACGATCCCGACTCCTTTATTATTTCGTGATACTCAACCTCAATTATTTTTCCTATAATATCAGTGCGCTCGGCCCAAATCTCGGCGCGCTGCTCGTCGGTGAAGCCGCCGCCGACACGCACCTGAACGCCGGCGCGCTCAACGATTAGACCACCGAGCTGACCCTCATACTTGCCGGTGCCCTCGAAGGCGCTGACGACGCGCAGATTTTCGGAACTTTCATTCTTACATTTCAGCCAGGCGTGCGAGCGTGTCTTGACATAGAGTCCATCGAGCGGCTTGACCATCGCGCCCTCGAAGCCATCAGCGCGATGCGCTGCGTAGATTGCGGCAATCTCGTCATGCGAGTGCGCCGTCTGAAAGAAGGTCGTCTTGATTGGATCACTCGGTTTGGCGAAGCTGGCGACGAACTCCAGAAACTTACGCCGGTGCTTGTAGATCATTCCGAACGGCGTCGGTTCGCCGACAATTTTATCGTAAGGCAGCGCCTCGAACATATGCAGCACCGCGTCGGTAGCCACCTCCGACTTACGCCGCACGGCGCCGGTGGTCTCATTGAACGAACCGGCGATAGCTTCGGCATCGATCACCAGACGCGGGCTGTCGCCGCCCAGCAGATTCCGATAGAGCTTCGCCAGCTCGCGCTGATTCGAATCGCGCGTGTCGCTCGCTATAATGAAATTCGCGGCTTGCCAGGCTCTCGTCACCATTCGATAGACCGGCTCGGCTAGATGATCGAGCGCAGGGAATGGCTTGCCGGTGCGCGAGAAGAAGCGGGCGTCGTTGCCGCGGATCAGACCCATTACCCGCAGACCATCGAGCTTCGGCTCGACGCCGACCGGGAATGTCTTGATGCGCTTCTCCTCGTATTTGTGCGCCAGCATGACGCCGAACAGCGGCACCGTGCCAGGCGCCACCTTGTTGATCGTCGTCGCGGTGATGCCGCAGCGCAGGTCTTTATTTAGGATGCGATTCAGAAGCACCGCTGACTTCCAATTCAATCGCTCCATCATCGATGCTACATCGTTGCGCGCTGCATTGCCTGTCAGTGCGCGAGAGCGCAGCGCTTCCAGCAGCGACCATGTGCCAAGCTCGCTGAATTCGCCGCCGACGCCGTGACTCAGCACTTTAGGCGGCGTGACGCCAAAAGTTATAAGCGGGTCATTTGCGTAGCGCAGCACCTCGATCAGCGTCTCGTCGTTGATCGCCACCTCCAGCAGCTTCTCTTTCTCGTTGCGGCCGCTCACCGCGCCGATAGCTTCGATCAGGTCGTAGATTTGATCCGTGTTCACGCGACTTTCTCCTGTGTTGCGATGCTGATGGCCGCGGACATATCGCCGGCGATTGCCGCGGAGGTGGTGTCTATGGGCGCGCCGGCGGTCCCCTCTTCGGCGATCTCGGCCAGCTTCTGGCGCCGCTTACTAGGCTTCTCGTGGTCGCGCGGTTGAGCCTCGATCACATCGTCCAGCTCGACCAGTTTTCCGTCGCGATCAGCCTTGCCCTTCAGCGGCGCGTTGAACACGCTGACCGCCATAATCGCGGCGCGCTCGGCGTCGGACACGTCATATCTGTCCATCGTCTGCGGCATCACTGAGACATTGCGAATGCGCTTGAGATGATCCTCCTTGAGCGCGCCATGCACCGGCGTCGCCGAGAAGTAAGGATCTGAACCGTGTCGATTAATATCGTTCATTATCGGAATAATCGGGCACTTGCCGCCGGTCAGGCAGGCTTGACAGCCCTTGCGCGCCTCGGGCTTCTTACCACTCCACATCACCGTCTTTAGATGCAGACATACCCGTATCTCAGTCTTAGACCCGAAGATCGGGCAAGAAAAACTGAAGAGGTTGTCGGGTGAGTAGGTCTTAACCTTATCCATCGTGATGTCGGCCATTAAAATAATCCCCAGCTCGGATCATCCATAGGATTGATCTTCGATTTCTGTGTGTTTGGTGTATCTTCAAGCGCCGAAAGATCGGGAAGCGCGGCGAAAACATCCTGTTCAGTAAGCAAGAAGAATGGTGCCGTTTTAGTAGCGTCGCCGGTGTGACGAAAGCTCTCGCGCGTCAGTTTGAATTGCATCGTCTCGATCCTTTCAGCGCTGTGTGTCGCTGCTTGTGTTCTCTCTTATAACGACTCAAAGACGGTTAGCAAGTCAGAACTGATTGGTATCAGCGGCGTCGATAAGGATTATGAAGTCGCCATTTTACAGCGATCGATGCGGACAACGGCGTGGCTTTCCAATAGGCTTCGCGCACCTGCGCCGCGGTGATCTCGTTAGGATCGCGACCCGCCGGCAGCAGCGCGATCTTCACCGCGAGCCCTAACCGATGCAGCCGCTCGGCCGCTTCAAGCGCCGCCAGTAGCGCCTTCTCCTCGCCGTCATAGCAGATCGTGACCAGCTTCAAGCCCTCGCGCTTCAATTGAACGAAGCGCCCTAGCTGATCATTGCCGTCTGACGAACCGTATGAGAGATTCTTGCCGAAGGTGCCGACTGGCTCGACGTGACGCAGCGACGGCTCCTCGTCGAAGGCGATCTTCATCGCCGCAACGTCGAAGAAGCCTTCTCCGATCGCCACCTCGCGCCGACGAAGCGCGTTCTGACCATTCAGCAGGAAGCGCCCGGTGCCTGGCAGTCCGGAGGGAAACAGATATTTGCGCTCGGCGACGCCAACGATGTCCCTACCCTGAAAGGTCTGAAACACGCCGTCGAGATCATAGACTGGCACCAGCACGCGCCCATCGAACTTCTGACCGCCCTTGGTGCCGTCGGGCCGGGTGAAGTTCCACCAGCCGCTGTCGCAAAAGCGCAGATGGAAATATTTCGCCCACTCGGCGGTGATGCCGCGGCCCTCCAGATATTGTAGGTTCTGACCTTCTGGCGTCGGCAGCGCGAACGAGTTTGGCATCACCGCCGTCTCCAGCTCGACCGCGACCTCGATGCGCTTGCGCGGGCGCCAGCCCTGCTCCTTGCAGGCTTCGCGAATGCGCTTGAAGGTGTCGGCCCAGCTTAGATCGAGCGACGCCTTGACGAACTTCGCCTTGTTGAACCCTTCATCACAAGCGAAGCAGTTGCCGATACCGTTCTCCTCGTTGAGATAGACCTTGCTGCGCCGGTCGCCGCAGTGCGGGCAGACCTTCAGATTGAGTTGCGCACCCGAGCGCCCGCGCGTCTCGGTGAATGACAGACCCTCGCCCTCGATCCACTGCTTCAGATCGAAGGTGGTCATTATCTCCAGATTGTCGGCACGGCTCATATAACGCTCGCGTAGGTTCTGCGCGCCCACACCGCTCGGATTCGATCCACCTTCACGCCGTAGAAATCCGCGAGAATTTGAGCGTGCGTCGAGCGCTGGCTGCGAATCTCACGCACCTGCTCGGCGTTCAGTTGTGCGTTTCCAGTGTTGACGCCGCCGAATGTGCCGTGCGCTATCGCATCTTCGACATTCTGTTTGCGCGTGCCGTAACAGAGATTATAAAGCGCCGGATTCGATCTGACGCCATCTCCATGTCGCACCTCCTCGCCGGGTGGCGGCGGGCCAATAAACGCCTCCGCGACCAGCGTATGAACCGTTCTCATAATTACCTTTCCATTCTTGGAAAGATTTACAACCGGATAACCTTTATTATTCGGTGATGGTTTAAGAATACGCTCCGCTACAGGCGCAGTATAATCTCCAAGTAACTTGCGTCGTTTTATAATAGTTCTCGCTAGTGACTTGACGCGCCCCATATTTGAAACCTGATATAATCCTTCGTAATCTCCAATATCTTTCCAAATCTCCATTATTCTCTTCCTAGAATTTTAGAAATAAATTTCATGCACCCGCGTGACTGTTTAATTCTAAGACTAAACTCACTCTCTCCATTACGAGATAAAGCAAAGAATAGTCTAGCTTCACCAGCCGCCTTCTCCGCTTCACTTGCGTTAATTGATAACATTAAATCAACAGTTCTGGATTTATTTATGTCCTCACTGACATCATTACCGCCTGCGGTCATCTTCATAGCGCCCGCCCTATTCGTCTGCGTCGCGGTCAGCACGGCGCAGTTGTATTCGTAGGCGATTGCACGCAAATCGATATAAATCGAACGGAGATTGTCGATGTTGCTGTCCGAGCGAAACTCAGGCGCGCAGATGTCGGCGTAATCGACCACCAGCAGATCGATGATGATGCCCTTGGCGCGCTGTCTCTCCATGAAGCGACGGATCATCGACGGCTTCAGCGTGCCGGAGGCGTAGTCCTTGATGATGAAATTTCCGGCGCCGGCGTGTAGCTTCTTGACGGCTTCCTCGACAGCGAAGGCGTTCTCGTCGAGTTTCTTCATCAATATTTCGGAGACGTTGGCGTCAATGCGCTCCTCGATAATCTCCGAGGCGACCTCACACGATAGTAGACCCACGTCATAGCCGGCCATCGAGGCGTTCTTGGCGAAATCGCCGAGCGACATGGAATTATGACTGATCAGTCCATTAGCAAAGAAGCTATGTGTCACTGGAACGCATAAATCGACCGTCTCCGCTTCGCCAGTTTCGATCGACTTGACCGAATCATAAGCATATCCAGCAGAAAGCGCATCTCGCAGCCACTCGGTCGATTCACCTCTTATATCCTTCTCTTCGAGAAAAAGGCTTAGGCGTTCTGCAAGCGCATACGTTAGTTCGCGAACGCCAGACGTTTTTGATCTCCTGATTTCCGTCAGCAGTTTCCACATCGACTTAGGTAGTCCACTCTTTAGCGAAATACCGGCCGCTTGAATTTCCTTCAGAATCTCACCAACGCGCATCGCCGCATTAGGAATACAATCCCGCGCCGTCGTATCCACTGCAACTATTAGATTCAATTTAGCTTGCTTACGCTCCTCTATTAGCCCAACTTTGTCACGAAGAAGAATTAAGTTTCGCGAACCCGTTACAGTTAGATGCCAATACGGACGCACAATTCTAAGTCCATTTGTGGCGCACCCGTCTTTTTGTCTAACTCTAGATTCTATACCAAGATTTAACAGTGAAATTTGAATCTCTTGAATTAGACGTTCAGACGCCATCGTTAAATCGAATACCGTCTTATTCGCGGACCGAACACAAACGCTTCCCTCTAAACCAAGAAGAGTATTTAAGAACGACACGAGTGATTTCTGTGGCGCCATTCTAATTGATTTCGGAATTACCTTTTCAGATGACCTGACCCAGGCTACTCCTAGCGCTTGAAGATAAGCTTGCAGCATTACATTAGTAAACTGCATCATCGCGGCGCCATCGCGCTCAATTACAGGAACATCCAGACCAAATAGACGCTTCGCGAGATATACAAAGCGAGCCGTTATCATCTTACATTTCTGCGTGAAAACAATCTGAGATCGCTCTCCAAGATAACCTTCAGCCACAATCATCGCGATAAATTCCGCTAACTCCGGCGTCATGCGAGACGGTAATAATGGTTCTTTAATACAGGTCGATCTAAGACTTATGTTTCGCCTCGTCATAGCCGCTTCTATCGCGTATTCCAGATTTTCGTGACTTCCGAATACGTTGGCGCCGCGCTGTAGCGGTAATATATCTCCTCGTTTTAGTTCAGACAACATGCGCCAATCGAGATTGCCATGATCGTTCATCACGAGCATCGGATGATTTAGCGTGCCTTCGATCGAGTAGCCCTTTCCTGTGGTGATTTTAAGCGTCGGCTTCACGCCATTCGCATAGACATCCGAGGTCGTTTCAAGACCCTCTCTACCTAGAATGTTCATCTTGTGTGGCTTGAATTCACCCGAAGCTAGATCGAGTGGAACATAGTCGCCAATCTCAACCAAGCCATCCTCAGTTAAAAGCAGCGTATCGCGCGTGACACACTTGCCGGCCTTCGCGGCGCCCATCATGCACGACAGCTCCTTACGGCCCCAGCCCTCGTGATAGAGATATTTGTCGATCTCGGCGTAGCCGGTGGTGATGCCGTCGCGCGTCGAGACGCCGGCGATGCGCGCCTTGCGCTCCTCGGTGCGCAACTCAATGCGCGCGAAATAGTCGTGATCCTCGCCGTCATCCGCGCCGATCAGCAGCGCCTGATCCATACGCTTTTTAATTGCGGCATAATCGCCTTTCGCCAGGTCATCGACCGAGGCGAGAATGGCGCGCTCCATCGCCTTGTTCTGAGCGAACTCGACCACCTTGTCGGTAACATAAGGAGCGTCGGACACGCTGGCGCCGAGAATCTCTCTCAGATGCTCTTTCAGATCGGGCAGCAGATCCTTTCGAATCATCTTGGCGGCGATGGCATCCTTCACCAACGGCACGACAATGGATCTATCCGGCGTCTTGCGATATTTGGCGAAATAATCCAGGGCGATCTTGCCGAGGGCGCCATCGAGTTCATTCTCGAAGAAGCCAGGCTCGATCAGCCCGGCAGTCTTCGAGGCGAACGAATCGTCTCGCCAAACGAGCGAGACGATCTTGCGTTGGAACGCCTCGTCGAACCCGAAGCCAGCTTCTTCGGACTCAGGAGCCGCTACTGGTTCGACTACGCTCACGCCTTCACCTCGATCTTACGGTAGCCGACGAGCGCGTGCTTGAAGAAGACGGCGACAGTGCCCTCATCGTCGCGCACCTTCAACGTGAACTGATCGGCCTCAAGCAGCGTCACCTCCATGTCGTCGTCGTCGCCACCGAGCATTGCAATCTCGATCTGCTGACCCTTCAGCGCCTCCAGCTCGCGCTGATGCGACCAGCGCGGCGGACCCTTCGGCTTGCTGGACTTGTGCGGCTGCACGCGCTGCGCTCCCTTGAAGTCCGGAGCACGCTCAATATAACCTTCCGCAAGGTGACGAGGAGTGTTCGAGACGAGTCTGCCCGTCCTCTTCGACCTGATGCTGCCTGCGCTATCGATATAAGTCATCGTTCTCTCCTGTGCAAAGTCAGTGCTGACTGTCATGCGTAGATATAGCAGCTTCAAAACGGCAAGCTAGCTAAATCATATGGCGTCGCAGAGACGCAGCACCGTGCGATGCCCAAAGCGCGCCTCGATCTTGTCGATCGGCAGCAGCTCCTCGTCCAAGAACCGCGACAGCGCCGGCTCTGGGTCGTTGCGCAAGCCGGCGATCTCTAGTAGGTGCTCGTGGTGATCGTTCTGCGCGGCGGTGCCGACATAGGCTGGTAGGCGATATTCGAAGTGGGTGGAATAGAGCAGCGAGGCTTTTTTCTTTTCGATCCACTCCAGCTGCACCGCCTCGCACACCCGATCGCTACTGATCGCCGCCGGTCGGGGCAGAAATTTCTGATCCCAATATTTCAGCGTGTGCCTAATCTGCGCCTCGATGGCGAAGTCGTAAGGCAGTCCCATTGCGTCGGCGTGCGCGCGCGCGCTCCAGATGCCGCTGATATACATCTTCGCCTTCTTGACCTCTTTCGCCGTCTTCAGGGCGAGATTCTTCAGGTCGAATAGGTCGTCGAATTTCTTCAGCTTGATCACATCGGCGATTTCGTGATCGACGTGACGTGAAAACGCCGCGCGATAAGCGCGCTCATAGTGAGAGAAGTAGACATAGGTGGCTTGCGCCGGGTGCATGAAGCGATAATCGAACCACTTCACCGAGAACAGCGCTGGCTCCACATCGAGAATTTTCGTCGAGATACCGAACTGTCGCGTCAGACAATCATATTCGAACCAGCTCTTATCGGCGCCAAAAATCGGCGCGTCTTCTAAAGTTCCATCCAACATCGTGCTCTCTCGCTGCCTGCTCGTATTGAGTTATAGCAGCGAGAGCGTCACGCGACGAAATAATTAACGAGGACTCACATCACTTGTCCAATAGAACCGACATAAGCCGGCGCAATGGTTACGCCGTCCGCTGTCCATTCAAGCGCGAGCGCGCCCGTAACAGGATCAGCGAGGCCAATGGGCTGAAGCGTGTAGAGCGTCACACCCGAGCTGGTTGGAATCGGCGGAATATACGTCGGGTCGGCGTTGAAGATGAGCCGGCCCCATAACCCCGGAGCCATAACTGCGGCGGTTGTGAGCGTAGGCGGGAATGTCGTATTATCGTAGACCGCCGGCGTAGCAACAACTTGACCCACGAAGTTATAGAACCACGAGCCGCCGTTGGGAATAACTCCGACGGTGTTGATGTGACCAGGCGTCGCGCCGGAGCCCGGCGTATAAAAACCCATCGCCTCGGCGGCGGCGGTAAGCGTCGGAAGATCGGCGGCGGTGAAGATGATCCGCGTCATGAATAAGAAGCTCCTACAGTTGTCTTGGCGCGGAAGACGGCGGATGGCATCGCACCTCTATAGACACCGAGGGAACGGAGGTGGTAATTGAGAGGGAAAGAACCGCCTCTGCTGCCAAATCCTATTACAGTTGAAGCAAGAGGGCTTATTGAGCCGCCATTTACTAGAGCACCACCATTAACAGATAGATATGGAACCGCAGAAATGACTTGAACACCCATCC